TTTCTATCTGGAACTTCTATTGGGACCCTGATGCAAATAACACAGACGAATGCCAATATGTTATTGAGCGACACAAGATGTCACGTACTCAACTTCGTCAACTGAAGAACCGTCCTTATTTCCGTAAGAACGTTATCGACGACATCATTGCTGGTGGCGAAGGATACTCGAAAAAGTATTGGGAAGATACCATCAAAGATTATTCTTTAAATTATGGTGTTGATCGTTTTGAAGTGCTTGAGTATTGGGGTAATGTTGATGTTGATATGCTCATTGAAAATGAAGTTGATATTCCTAAAGAGTTAGAAGATGTGGGTGAGTTGCAAGCAAATATCTGGTATTGCAACGGTAAGATTCTTCGTTTAGTTTTGAATCCTTTTAAGCCTTCAAACATTCCATACTATGCCGTACCTTATGAACTCAATCCATATAGTCTTGCTGGTATTGGTGTTGCAGAAAACATGGATGATACACAGACGCTGATGAATGGTTTCATGCGTATGGCTGTTGATAATGCTGTGTTGTCTGGTAACTTGGTGTTTGAGATTGATGAAACCAACCTTGTACCCGGTCAAGACATGAGTGTATATCCCGGCAAAGTGTTTCGTCGTCAAGGTGGCGCTCCCGGTCAAAGCTTGTTTGGTACAAAGTTTCCTAACGTATCGCAGGAAAACCTTCAGTTGTTCGACAAGGCTCGTCAGCTTTCCGATGAATCAACAGGTATGCCCTCGTTTGCTCACGGTCAAACTGGTGTGAGTGGTGTTGGTCGTACAGCTTCTGGTATTTCGATGTTGATGAATGCTGCCAGCGGTTCAATTAAGACTGTTATCAAAAACGTTGATGACTACTTGCTGGCACCACTCGGTAAATCTTTCTTCAGCTTTAACATGCAATTTGATTTCGATCCAGAAATCAGAGGCGACTTGGAAGTTAATGCTCGTGGCACAGAATCGTTGATGGCTAATGAAGTGCGTAGTCAACGCCTTATGCAGTTCTTGCAGATTGTTAGCAATCCTGCTCTTATGCCATTCGCTAAGATGCCCTACATCATCCGTGAGATTGCTAAGTCAATGAACCTTGACGAAGACAAAGTTACAAACAATATGGATGAGGCTGCTCGTCAGGCAGCGTTGATGGCACCGCCTGCTGCACCCGCTGGCGCTCCAGCCGCTGGTGCTCCACCTATACCGGGTGCTGGCGGTCCTCCCGGTGTTGCAGACATGACAGGCGGTGGTGGTGGCAACATCGGTATTGGTGCTGCCCCTGTACCGGGTGAGCAAGGCTTTAGCGCTGCACCTCCACAGATGCCGGGGATGTAATGATGGATAAGCCGTTTCTGCCAAAGCTTAAAGGTATGTTGAACAGTCCTCATTTGTGGGAAGCCTTTGTTGAGAAGCTTGATTATGATATTGAGCAACACCAACGCAAGCTGGAACAAACGACTGAGATGTCTGACGTGTTTAAAGCACAAGGTGCAATAGTTGCACTACGTCAGCTAAAGTATTTGAAGGAAGAAATCAATGCTAAATGAAATGTATAAACTGTTTGCCGAGGGCGGTGTCATGCAAGAGGGTGGCACAGTCGATCCAGTTTCTGGTAACGATGTACCTCCCGGTGCTATGGCAGAAGAAGTTAGGGACGACATTGACGCTAAACTTAGCGAAGGTGAGTTTGTCATTCCAGCCGATGTGGTGAGATACATTGGTTTGGAAAAGCTGATGATGATGCGTGACAAAGCTAAGGCTGGTCTTAAGCGTATGAACGATATTGGTCAGATGGGTAATGCTGAAGAAGTTCCTGATGCTGAAGCCCTGCATAGCGGTGGAGATGAAATGGATGATGAATCTTTCTCGTCAGAGATTGATTCCATTATGGGTGAGGATGGGGGTCAAGAATATGCAGCAGGCGGTGATGTACGTAAGTATGCGCCGGGTGGTTATATTGGTGGCACTGCAAATCAAGAACTTTATAAAGATGCACCAATCCGTGGCTTTGAAATGGTAGAGATGGTGAATAAGGATGGTCAAGTCATTTACATCCCGTTCATTAATGGCAGACCTCAGTTATCTATCCCTCAAGGATATACAGTTAAGTCGTCTGATATAACAACTACCACACCAACTACTCCTGCAACTGGTACAGGCACAACCACTCCACAACCTACTGATGGTGGCGGCGCTGATGCTGGTGCTCCCGCTGCACCATCGTCACCGGGCTTTACTATTGGAGAAGACGGGGTTGCTACTGCAAATACAACAAGCACCACTATTGGTTCTGTACTAGGTGCAGTTGTTGGTATGGTTACAGGATTATCTCCTGCCATGACATCACAGATTGGTAAGTCAGCGGTCAACCAATCAAACATTGCAAACACCCAAGCTGCGTTGTCTTTCAACACTGCTGTTGCTGATAACATGGCAATGGACAATTCACCAGCCGCTACCGCTGGTCCTACTGGTACAGGTGCGGCAGCAGCCTCTGCTGGTTCCGCTGCTGCCGCTGCTGCTACCGCTGTTGGTCATTCACCCGAAGCAGTTGCTGCTGCTGCACAGGCTGCTGCTACTGCTACAGTTGGTGGCGCTGGTCCCGCTGCTGCTGCCGCTGCTGCTGCCGATGCCGCTAACGCTGTCGCTGCCGATGCAGCCGATGCTGAAGGTGGTGGTCTTGGTACTGGTATCGGTATAGGTAGTGGTGGTACTGCCGCTGCTGATGGTGTAGGTGCTGATGGTATGGGTGTCGGTGCTGGTGTAGGTGGTGTAGGTGGTGAATCAGGTGTCAGCGCCGCTGGTGAAGCTGCTGGTGGCGCACCGTCAGGTGGTGGTGCTGACGGTGATGGTACTTATGCCAAAGGCGGCTTTGTATCCAAGAAGAAAACTACAACACCTAAATCAACATCGCTAGTATCTCGTCGTAAGTAAGCTATAATATAAATGCTAAAGTCTGTGGTGGGCAGACTAGCACTTAATAACACCCACCATCATTGGCTACCTGACTCCCCGATATTATCGGCTACAGCGCGGCCCCAACTTAAAAGGTATTTATGACTGAAATGGTAATGGAACAGAAAGCTGTTGTTGTCCCCTTTGGTAAACGCAACGCCAACCGTGAACGCATCGAACAAGAAGAAGCTGAACTTAAACAACTAAGCGAAGAAAATGTTAACGGAAAGCGCAACTCTGAAGAAAATAACGAAGACGATAGCAACTTGAGCGCTGAAGAGAAAAGCTTCAAGAAACGTTATGGTGATCTTCGTCGCCATTCACAACAGCAATCTTTGGCTTTGCAGAAACAAATTGATGAACTGCGTAGTCAACTTACTCAGTCTACCGAGAAACAAATTAAGCTGCCAACGAATGAAGAAGACTTGGCTAAGTGGGCAGCAACATACCCTGATGTGGCAAAGATTGTAGAGACAATTGACATTAAGAAAGCTAAAGAGCAAACTGCTTCAATGGAGCAACGCTTTGCGGCATTGGACGAACAAGAGAAACTAACAGCACGAGAAAAGGCTGAACTTGAACTTACAAGAATTCATCCAGACTTCGACACCATCCGAGACACCGATGACTTCCATACTTGGGCAGATGAACAACCAGCTTGGGTACAACAAGCTTTGTATGAGAATGATACAGATGCTCGTTCTGCTGCTCGTGCCATTGATCTGTATAAGAGTGATCGCAACATTAGTAAGGCGAAATCGGAGAAGAAAACTTCTGGTGCAGCAGAGAGTATCAACACTCGCGGTAGCCGATCTGCTCCGTCCGGTGTAGACACTGATGGTCTAATCTACGAATCGCAAGTGAACAAAATGAGTTCTTTGCAGTACGAAAAGAACGTTGAAGCTATTCAGAAGGCTATGCAGACTGGTAAGTTTGTGTACGATATGAGTGGCAATGCACGATAACAGTTGACAAGTTTTGAAAAATCATAGTATAACTATGACATGGTGGTGGAATGCCACCGACACTACATCACTGCCGCTGCTTGCAACAGCCACCAGTCATTAGTACTTTTAGTAAAGACACTTGTTGTGTCAATCTGTAACGCAAAACAATGAACTGTCAGAAATACCTGAAGTTTTGTTAGCCCGTTATTTTCCGTTGGGCACTTCGGAATAATAATGTACCTAGCGAAGTCAGCCTCTGTAGTAGTGTTAGCGTATTTAATTATATGCCAATATATCTATAGGAGATTTTAATATGGCTTTCCCATCAGCAGTCGGTAACGGCAATCTGCCCAATGGTAACTTCAGTGCAGTTATCTATTCCAAGCAAGTACAACTTGCATTCCGTAAAGCTTCTACAGTTGAAGACATCACCAATAGCGATTACTTCGGTGAAATCGCTAACATGGGCGACAGCGTAAAAATCATCAAAGAACCTGAAGTGTCGGTGCAAGCCTACGCTCGTGGTACTCAGATCACAGCGCAAGACCTCGACGACGAAGACTTCACCTTGGTTGTTGATCAGGCTAACTACTACGCCTTCAAGATCGACGACATCGAAGCTGCTCACTCGCATGTGAACTTTATGCAGATGGCATCGGACCGCGCTGCCTATCGTCTGCGTGACAACTACGACCAAGACGTGTTGGCGTATCTGGCTGGCTTCCAACAGTCTGCTAAGCATGCTGCTGGCGACACCACTCGTACCACTGCTCCCGGCACCAAAGCTGTTGCCTCCGCTGGTTCTGACGAATTGTTGGCTACCATGAAACTGAGCCGTCCTAGCTTTGGCAACTTGACTAGCGCTGGTTCTACTGGTGACTCCATCCCATTGGCCCCACGCTTCCCCGGCGCTACTGCTGTTTCCACTACCACTGTGTCCCCTCTGACTGTGATTGCCCGTATGGGTCGTCTGTTGGATACACAGTTTGTGGACACTCAAGGTCGCTGGTTGGTCGTTGACCCCGTGTTCGTTGAGATGTTGAAGGACGAAGACAGCCGCCTGTTGAATGGTGACTTCGGTGGTTCTGGTCTGCAAAACGGTTTGATCTTGAACAACCTGCATGGCTTCCGTATCTATGTGTCGAACAACACTCCTAAGTTTGGTACTGGCCCCGGCACTGCTGGTGCTTCTGCTCAGGCTACCAACTTCGGTGTGATCGTTGCTGGTCATGACTCTGCTGTGGCAACTGCTCAACAGTTGACAAAGACTGAGACATATCGTGACCCCGATAGCTTCGCTGACATCGTGCGCGGTATGCACCTGTATGGTCGCAAAATCTTGCGTCCTGAAGGTATCGTGGTTGCACGTTACAACGTGGCCTGATGAAACAGGGGAGGCTCACGAGGCTTCCCCGTTTATACATTTACACATAAAGGAAATTTAAAATGGCTACTGTTACTACTCTTGCTGGCGGCGCTACCGCTGGTCGCACTGCTGGCTCCGTGCCCTATCTGGTTGATAAAACTATTGACTTCGCTGCTGCTGCAACCGCTAAAGGTTCTGCGTTGGCTGCTGCTGACGTGATTGAGTGCATCTCTGTTCCCGTCAACACCCTCATCTTGAATGCTGGTATCGAAGTTATCACCGTACTTGGTGGTGAGTCGAACGATACAACTTTCGACTTGGGTGTGACCACTACTGAGCCTGACAACTTTGTTGACGGCTTTGACGCTGACGCTGCTGCCGCTGGTGCTTATGCACAGAACGCTGCTGCTTTCCAGCCTATCGTGATTGGTGCTACTGCTGACACTATCGACTTGTTGATTGCAACCGCTACTACCGCCCCCACCTCCGGTGTTGTGCGTGTGTGGGCTGTGTTGATGAACGTTGATGGTCGTATCGCTGCCGACGAAGTTGACCGCGACCAGTTGGCCTAATCTTTTAGGCTGACCTAAGAGGGAGGGTCTTCCACGAGGCTCTCCCTTTTCTTGTTTATAACTAGGAAATATTATGGCTATCACCTCCGCACTTTGCACCAGCTTCAAGAAAGAATTGTTGGAGCGTAAGCACGACTTCAATACCACTAGCGGCCACACATTTAAACTTGCTTTGTTCACATCAGCAGCATCACTTGGTGCATCCACTACCAACTACACTACCAGTAATGAGGTTGTTGGCACAGGCTATACAGCAGGTGGTGTTACGTTGACAAACATTGACCCAACAACATCAGGCACTACAGCCTTCATTGACTTTGCTGATGCAACATTCTCTAGCGCCACCATCACTGCTGCTGGCGCTGTCATCTATAACACTACCACTGACGGTGGTTCAAGTACAACCAACGCTGTTGCTGTCATCTCCTTTGGTGGCGACAAGACATCGACCAACGGTGACTTTGTTGTGCAGTTCCCTGTTGCAGACGCTTCCAACGCCATTATCCGTATCGCTTAATAGGCGGTACAAATGGCAACAACTGTACG